AAAATAAAGAAGGAGCTAAGCGTATGAAACATGATCCAGTCAACCATCCTAAACATTATACAGGACATCAAAGCGGTATAGAGTGCATTCAAATTACAGAACACATGAACTTCTGTCTTGGGAATGCAGTGAAATACATCTGGCGTGCAGATCTAAAACACGATGCAATTGAAGACTTAGAAAAAGCAATATGGTATATTCAACGAGAACTAGATAAAAGGAGAACTAAATGAGCGATATTAGCAATTCAAACTTAACACTAACTTTAAAGGTTAGCGACGTAAACAGACTATTAACTATCTTAGGTGAAACAGCTTACACAAAATCAGCTGACTTAATTTCACAAATCCAAGCGCAAGGTAATCCACAAGTTAAAGAATTACTTGCAGCGTGTGAAGCAACACCAGTAGATGGTGACATCATTACAACAGCAGATGCTTCTACTACATCAGCTCCAGCAGAAGAAACACCAGCAGCATAATGGCATCCGATCTATTAAATAAGATGATGGAAAAGGGCGGCTTTTCTAACGCTGAGAACATTGAGAAAAAGCGCCAAGAATTAGCCGCAGCCGTGACCCGCGTCGTTATTAATGAGGCTATGGCTGAGATGCGTGCTCGTAAAGCCGAGATTGAGCGCATGTCAGTTAAGACCGACAATGGGGCGAAAACAGAGTAATTTGTGCATTAGTAGATATAGGACAACCTATGTCTACTCTTAGCCCTTGCAAGGGTGTTTGTCGTTTAGATAAAGAGTATTGCGTAGGATGCAAACGCCACGTTGACGAAATCGTTGAGTGGTACAATTTATCTGAAAAGAAAAAACAAGCAGTCATTGAAAGAATAAATAAAGGAAAACCATATGGCAACTAAACCTGGACTATACGCAAACATCCATGCAAAACAAAAACGTATTGCTGCAGGATCTGGTGAGAAGATGAGAAAGCCAGGAACTAAAGGCGCACCTACTGCAAAAGCTTTTAAAGAGTCTGCTAAAACTGCTAAGGTAAAATAATGGCACAACCCACCACAAAAAAGTTTAAGTTTACAGAAGACCACGCCAAGATCATTATTGATTTAGGCAAGCAAGGCGCGTCTCAAAAATCTATGTATGCTGCTATAGGTATCAGCAAATCAACAGCAGCAAAACTTAAAAAAGAAGATGCATTCTTTGCTGAGACTATGGATCTAGCAACCACATACGGCCAGTCATACTGGGAAATGATGATGCTTGCCAACATAGAAAACAAAGCATTCAATTCACGCGTTGCAGAGATTGCACTTCGAGGTCAATACCCCGATGATTACAAAGACTCACGCGAACAAAAGATTGATTTAAAGGCTGAAGTGACCGTCGATTTTAACAAGGAAATTGCTAACCTAATTTCAGCATTAAAGCAATAGTTTTGCCCAAAATAAATAAAAATAATTAGGCCCGAAAGGGCCTATTTTTTTGCATTAGTATATGTACACTTTAACGAATTGAAAGAATACATATGACCGCTCATGCAATCCTCTCAGCCTCTGGATCTAAACGATGGCTATCTTGTACACCTTCAGCAAGACTAGAAGCAACCTTACCAGATCCTCCTAAAAGCATATCATCATTTGACTTCTCACAAGAAGGCACGATGGCGCATTCATTGGCAGAAGCAAAGTTAAGATTACATTTTAATCAAATATCTTCAGAAGAATATAAGCGTGAGTATGAGATCATTAAAGCCACACCATATTATGATGAAGAGTTTGAAGCCCATGTTGACAATTACGTGCTTTATGTTAGATCACAAATAGGTGACAACGACAGACCACTCTTCGAACAAAAAGTTGACTTCTCAGACTGGGTTCCTGACGGTTTTGGTACAGCCGATGTTGTCATACTTAACAAACACTCCATACATATCATTGACCTTAAATTTGGACGTGGTGTTCCAGTAGGTGCACGTGACAATCCTCAGCTAAGACTTTATGCATTAGGTGCTTGGAGTAAGTTTAAAGAAGATTTTCCAGACATCACCGAGGTTAAATATACCATCCATCAACCTAGGTTAGACAGCATTACAACAGACCACACAACAGTACATAAACTTGTTGACTGGGCGACTTACTTTGTAAAACCTAAAGCTAAAAAAGCCTGGGTGGGTGCGGGTGAGTTTATTCCTGGTGAATGGTGCCAATGGTGTAAAGCAAAAGCACAATGCCGAGCACGTTCTGATTATAATACAGAGCTTGCTAACCAAGACTTCAGAGACCCTCCATTATTAAGTGAAGACGAACTTAACAATGTACTACTCAAAGCACAAGACTTAAAAACTTGGGTGAATGACGTGGAAGATTTGCATTGAATCGTGCCATCCATCAAAACAAATTGCCAACAGGATTTAAATTATCTACCTCAGTGACACACAGGAAGATTACAGACCAAGCGCTTGCAGCCAAGGTGCTATTAGAAAAAGGTTTAGATGAATCAGCAATCTATGAACCTGTCAAATTGAAATCAATTGCCACGTTAGAAAAGCTAGCAGCCAAGGGACAACTTGTGGCATGGTTGGGTGATCTTGTTCAACGCCCTGAGGGACAGCCTAAATTAGTCCGCGACTCAGCCAACGCAGCGGATGACTTTAAGTGATGAAATATAAATGCTTTGGTAGATTAATTGATGTACCTGACAGCCTTGTCAACAAATTTACAAAAGACTTTGATTCACTACCAAACAGCGGTCAGTGGGAGGCAATAAATGAGTTGCGTAATGGCGTCTATGAGGTTATGCTATTAGTTCAGATGGATCCTGATATGTTAGATGACCTAACATATATGAAGGATTTCGTCAACTCCCTTGCGATTAAAAAAGCAATGGAAAATAATGGGATAATGTATGACGCTTAATAATATTATAATGTGGTGTTTCTTAATAATACCATTGCTTTGTTTATTATTGATGTTTATAATAGCAGTTATCAGTGTAGAATATAAACTATACTGTAAAAGAAAGGGTAGACGAACTAACCCCTATTGAAGTTTAGTTCTTACGTTAAGGAGAATAGTATGGCAGCAACAAATAAAATTAAAATTGTTACAGGTAAAGTACGTTTTTCATATGCGCACGTGTTTCAACCAAGTGCAGCAGTTGAAGGTGGTACACCAAAGTATTCAGTATCTTTGATTATTCCAAAGTCTGATACAGAAACTGTAGCTAAATTTCAAAAAGCTTTTGAAGATGCAGCAAACACAAACGCAGCATTCTTTGGCGGTGCAGTTCCAAAGAATTTAAAAGGTGGTTTACGTGATGGTGATGCAGAGAAAGATGATCCAGCATATGCTAACTCATACTTTATCAATGCAAACTCAGCACAAAAACCAGGCGTTGTTGATGCTAATATGAATGCGATCATTGATCCTTCAGAGTTTTATAGTGGTTGCTATGGTCGTGCTTCAGTCACCATGTATCCATATAATGCATCAGGTAACAAAGGTATTGCGTGCGGTTTAAATAACGTACAAAAGTTAGAAGACGGAGATCAATTAGGCGGTGGCACTTCTGCTGCAGCTGACTTCGCAGTCTAATGCAAAAAATCTTAGTCATGGGTCTTCCTGGCGCGGGCAAAACAACAATGGCCCGCGCTTTGATGAAGCAATTAAAACATCATAACAAATCTGTTAAATGGTTTAATGCGGATCGAGTTCGGGAAGACTTCAATGACTGGGACTTTTCTGATAATGGTCGATTACGACAATCCGCTAGAATGTATTATCTAGCAAAACAATCCAAAGAAAATTATGTCATATGCGATTTTGTTTGTCCGACAAAACTTATGTATGCATTGTTTGAGCCACAAATAACTGTATGGATGGACACCATCAAGGAAGGACGCTACGAAGACACTAACAAAATATTTACACCACCTAGCAAATACGATTTTAAAATAACAGAAAAAGATGCAGCGAAACATGCTGCAATAATTATTGGAAAGATACTAAATGGATCAATATAGAGAATACATTGCCGCGAGTCGATACGCGCGTTTTATCGATGAAAAGAATAGACGTGAAACATGGGAAGAAACAACCAAAAGATTTGTAGATTATATTTTTAGTCGCACAGATGTGATTAAAGATGATGAAGAATTAAAAAAAGAAATTACATTTGCTATTTATAACCATGAAGTTATGCCGTCCATGCGTGCTATGATGACGGCAGGAAAGAGCGCTGATCGTGATAACACCTGTGTATATAATTGTTCGTACCTTCCAGTCGATGATCCTAAGTCATTTGATGAGGCCATGTTTATTTTGTTATGTGGAACAGGAGTTGGTTTCTCTGTCGAATCAAGTAATATTAACAAACTGCCCGAAGTGCCGGACACTCTATTTGATTCCGAGCACACCATCGCCGTTCATGATTCAAAAGAAGGTTGGGCAAAAGCATTAAGATTATTATTGGCTCATCTATGGGCAGGTGAAATCCCAAAATGGGACATGTCAAAAATCCGCCCAGCAGGAGCTCGATTAAAAACATTTGGTGGTAGGGCGTCTGGTCCAGATCCATTAATTGATTTATTTAATTTTGTAGTAGCAACATTCAAACATGCCAAAGGTCGTAAACTCAATTCATTAGAGTGCCACGACATTATGTGTAAGATTGGTGAAGTAGTTGTAGTAGGTGGCGTACGTCGATCTGCTATGATCTCACTATCAGACTTAGATGATGAAAGGATTAGACATGCAAAAGCGGGACCTTGGTGGGACACAGCGCCGCATCGCGCGCTTGCGAATAATTCCGCCGTATATAACGA